AGGAGAAAGACCTGTCTTTTTAGTAACAGGAGCTTGCAAGTTTCCACCTGTTGCTCGGTTGTATTTTCTCCGACCTCTAGCAGTAAGACCACCTGTGGGGTCTTTATCTGCCTTAGTCATTGATACATCCTTAGACATAAAAAATGTAAGCTATTTAAAATATAACACTATTACGCAATCTTTAAACTACTGCGATTACTTTTCTTTCGTCTATGTTGATAGCTTATTTTTTTTGAACTGGTCTTTGCTGCTTTAAATCTACTTTTTTCTTTAGTACTCATTTCACCTGTAGTCTTTGGAGTTTTACTACTAACTCTTTTAGAAGGTCTGCAAGCAGGGTAGCCACGACTCTCACCTTTTTTACGACCACAAGGTTTGCCAGTTTTTACGTCAACCCACTTCTCCTTGAACCATCTGGTAAGACTCATTTGCCTACTTGTTTCTGTGCTTTGTTATGTGCAGATTTAAATGAAGAACCTTCACGCATTAGCTTCTTCATCATATCCATGTGTTTTTTAGAATGATGTTCTGAATGTTTCTTCAGAGTTCTCATTTGACTAAGAGTAAGCTTCTTCATGTCTTCCTATAACCACCACCACGTTTCTTGTAAGTTCTTACAAGCCAAGCATTAGCATAAGCAGAAGGATAAACTCTAAACTTCTTTTTTGCTTCTGACTTCACTCTTGCATAAAGAGTAGGATTGGTTGGTTTATTAGCCATATTTAAGTTTTAAATACATCACTACCAGCAAGACGATTCTGTACGTCTTCTGTATAAGATACATCTTTACCATATCTCTTATCAGACATAGCAGCTACAACTTCTGCTGTTGATCTATAAGGATTAGGTCCACTTGCAGCAGGTCTTCCTGTAACTAAATCTGGTTCTACTCCCATAGCATTTTGATAACGTGTGTACAGACCTTCAACTGCTAACTGAATAACAGGTGCATCTGCTGTCTCTGTAATCTTATCAAAAGCTTTTATCTCTTGCTCAGATAAGTTTTGTTGACACCAATCTGCCATCTGTTCGTAGGCTTGATCTCCACCTACAGAGTCTTTAATGTTTTGTATCTGTTGTGTAGGTATTTCATCTCCTTCTCCTACACCTCTCAATCCATCAAGGTAAGTATCAACTACTTGTTTTGAAAAGCCAGCTTCACCAAGCTTAGAGTAATCATCTTCACTAATCTCTCCTGTATCAGTAAACCTTTGTGTGATGTCTTGTGCATCAATACCAACTTCTTCTAGTACAGAAGCAAGACCATCTCCATAATATTCTTCTGCATCAAACTCACCTTCTTCTTGGGTTTGTTCCTCTGTTTCTTCTGTAGCTTGATCTTCTTCTGATACCTGTCCAAGCTTGCCTTCAAGTTCTTTATAGCTTGCAGCTAAATCTTCTACAGATTTAAACTTGCCAAGAATAAGGCCATTGTCATCAGTTTCATTTTTAGCTAAAGTTTGTAAATCTTCAGCAGACATTGGTGGTGTCTCAGACACATTTACTTGTGATGATGTCATAGTGGTTTTTTCTTTTAACTATAGTGAATTGTACTGCCATGTCTAGTAGTGACATCACCTGACTTCTCAGGTACAGGGTTTTCTTCGTACTCACCTACACGACTGACGACTGCTTTTTCAGCAACAAACTTTCCGTCTTCATCTCTTTTTCTAGACTTCTTGGTTGGCATCTGAAGGTTCCTCCATTTGTAGTTGTTGTGCCTGTGCATTGTTTTTAGGGTCAAGTAATGGTGACCCTAAAGCTGCTGGTCCAAGGCTTTGAATAAGCTGTTGTTGTGCAGCAGCTTGAGCTTCAGCTTGGATTTCTTCTTGTGTTTTTACTAGGTTAGCAGTATCTATACCGATACTGGTAGCTAGTCTTTTTACCGCTTCATCTACATTAACGTACTGTCTCATTACATCTGGTCCTAAAGCTTGAGCTACAGTTGTTATAAATTCAATCAGTTTGTTTCTATCATTACCCCTACCAAGACCTTGTAAACCTGTAACTATCTTTGGCTTGACTAGATTATCTGGTAGCTTTGGTACTTTGCCTGACCTGACCAACATATGCATACGTCTTTTGAGATATGGTAGTTGAAACTCTTGGGTCAAGATACTGTAGATACCACCAAGACTATTCTCTAATTCTCTAGCCATAAGATTTATCTCTGCTGCTGTCACTCTTTCTGCGTCACGTTGTACTGATCTTGCCATCAAAAAAGCATACTCAAGTCTTGCTTCTATTCTTTGTATTGCAGAAAAAGATACGTTAAAGTCTGAACCTTTACCAACTTGCATCACAGAAATATCTGCTGCACTACCTTCTCGTATAGCTCCATTAGGTGCTTTAGCTAAAGTTGCTGCCCTTGTTGTACCATTTGGATTTACAAGAAATAAAACTTTTGCACTAGCAGCAGCACCTTCAATTATTGCTTGCATCAAAGACTCTAATGTAATTAAGTCTCCTCTATATTCTTCTACATAACCACGACCATAATCTTCACCATCAATACGAATAAATCTAAGAGGAATCCAAGGAGATACATCTACTTTTGAATTACCATTTGTATTCGGTATCTTTTCTCCTTTACATTCTTGATACCAAATCACATCATCATTTATTCGTTTGATGTGTGTATATATATCAAGATCATCTTTCATTTCTTCTGCGTCATAGTTTTCTTTCTTCTTGATCTGTTCTAAGAAAGCAGCAGGTAAAGCTTGTGGGTGTATAGATTCTTTGGTTAATATTTCTAATACATTACCTACTTCATCACGCTTACATACAAACTTCGATAATGGATATACTTTAAGTCCTTTATCTGTCAGATATAACAAGACATTACCTGATACTACAAGATGCTTGAGTGCTTCAAACATAGCAACTCTATCATTAGAAGTATCTATAACATTTTGTAAGGCATTTTCTATGACACGAAGACCTTTATCTATTTCACTCTGCAAACCTTCTTGACCTTCTTTTCTAAGTTCAAGACTATCAATAGTCATTTTAAAAAATGCTTGGTCAGCAGGGAGTAAAGTCATCAAAAGTTTATTTGATAAACTGTTAACTCCTCTAGCTCCTACTGCTTGAAATGGAGTTTTAATTTTACTTCTTGTACCAGTAGTTGACTCAGGTATAAGGCTAGGAATAGTAAGCTTAGAAGATTCTTTTGCTTCACGATCAAAGGTAGATCGTAAACCTACCATTGATTCATACCTACCTGCTGCTGTAGTGCCTTGTGCTGAGTATTCCATTTAGTAAAGTAAATCTCCTTGACCTGTATTTGGGTTTCTTGATATACGCAATGATCTAGTACCAGCCCTTCTACCCATTCTTGCAGTCTGTCTTCTTCTACGAGAAGGTGCAGCAGTAGATGTAGTCTGCTGACCAGAAACAGTAGTACCTGCACGAACAGAAGTTCTACCAATAGTCCTCATTTTTGGTGCTGGCTCTGTAGGTACTGGTGGAGGAGTAGGTGTTGGCGGTGTTACTGCTTGTGGGGGTGGAGTAGGTGCAGGTGGTGGTAAAGTTCTTTCTACACGACCAGCCATTCTATCAGCAGTTGGAGAAGATTCTGCTGTTGGTTGAGGTTTTACTACACGTGGAGGTGGTGCGGGTGTGGGTCTTCTTGGTCTTCTTGGAGGACACATAATAATTAAATGTTAAGGTCTTCAGTTGTGTTTGATTTTTTTAGTAAAGGTATTCGTAGTGAACGTGTACCTAAACGTCTAGCTCTTGTTTGCCTTTGACCTGTTCTCTTTCTTCCTGTTTCACCTGTAGTCTGTTGTCCTGTAACACTTGCTTGTGCAGGTCTGTTTGGTGCAGGTCTAGTTCTATTACTACCTACGACAACTCTTTCAGCAGTAGGCTCTGGCTTTGGCGGTGTCGGCCTTGGCTCTGGCAAAGGTGGTGGTGATGGTCTGCTTCCGAAACACATAATTAAAAATTATTTACCAATTTAATTTTCATTATATGACTTCCATGTTTATGTCAATCATATCATAATTAACATATAAATATCCGTCATGCGTTTCTATAGCTTCTGGTAGCTTAGTTATTACATCTTGAGCCATAGCACCACGATAACGAGTGTCATCATTTTTATAATTGAACTCGTATATCTTAAATCCTGATTTAGATAAACCTACCTCGCTTACATTTTCTTTAAATCTTATATCACTTCTCATAGCACCTGCACCTTGTCCTTTTGGTGCTGTTCTTTTCATTTTTCTAGCAAGTGCTGAGTCTTTTGCTCTTTGTTTATTTCTAGCTAGGTTATCTCTTTGTTGTTTAGTCTTAGGCCCACCACCACTTCTTGATAGTTTCTGTTCAACTGCTGCAAGGTTAGGGTCAACGTAAGTTCCCTCTTTCTTTTGTCTTCTTATTTTTAATTCTTCTGTTGCTTTCTTTGTATCTTTTGGATTCTCTACACCTGTCTGCATACCTGTAACAACAGGAGGTGAATCATCAAACTCAGGTCTTTGAGGTTGAGGGTAACTACGACCACCGCCACCGACACACATAACTAATTCTCCAATACGTTTTCGGTTAGCATGGTTTCTTTTTGTCTTAGTTGCTGTTCGATTAGATAATCAACAACATACCTTTGCCCTGCACGATACCACACTTCTCGATCTGATAGCGATAGGTCTGGGTGTCTGTTAGGAAACACACTATCTAAAGCTTGTATAAGTTCGTCAGTAATTACTGGTAAAGACACAAAAATTAAAGAGCTATCTTTATATTATATGTTAATGTGAAAGTAACAAGGAGTGGTTACCTTGTTGCAACGCTAAGAAAACCTCAAGGGTGTGGTTCCTCTTGGGGTTTTCTTTATGGGTTCCAAAGTTTTACTTCACCTGTATTGTAATCATAATCTCCTTCTCGCAGTATCCTTGTAAGCCTTGCATTCAAGATAGCATCAGCAATCGTATAACCTTTTTTAGTATATGTCTCCTGTACCTTAGACCATAGTGCTTCTTTAGTATCAGGTGTATTGGCTAGTGTCTTTGAAGCAGTAACCATACCCATACCTTTGATACCTAGTATTCCGTCACCAGCGTCACCAGCCAACGACATCTCAAACCAATGCCTGTCTGCTTTCTTGTTTGTTATATGTTCTATCGAATCATCAGCTATTAGTTTGCATGGTAGTGTTCTCATATCTTTATCTACTGAAACTATTATCGGGTCTTTATATCTGCCATTAGTAGCAAGCAAACCAAGTACGTCATCTCCTTCTAAGTTTTCATAGGCAACAGTTTCATATCTTTCTTTTACTTCTTTGATAACACTCTTGAGTGCAAGTGGTTTACGTTTACCTATCCTGTTGATCTTGTACTCAGGGAATATCTCATGTCTAAATGTAGGGTAAGAAGTGAAACACATAACTATGTCATGCTTGCTGTCAGCAATACTTCTATAAACATCTAGTCTGTTCTCTATCAGATTTAGTATGTCTCTTTCATCAGAGTGAAGAGTATGCTCCCAATCATTCCATCTTGTGTCTTGTTCACAGGCACAGCAAGAATTGTAGATCAACCAATCAGCATCAATAAGTAAAGTCATAGCTAAATAAAATCCTCATATACAACAAGCCGACCTGTCTTCTGGTCGTACAATAATTTATCTACTTCTCCTGTCATACCAGTATGTCTAGACTTCAGTACCTTTAACTGTAGTCTTTGTCTTTCACTAGCATCTCCTGTCTGGTTTCTTGAAGCTGACAGTACAACATCAGATAATTGAAGCAGACTATGGCTACCTCTCAAGTCAGAAGTATCAACCTCTCTGCCAGACTCATGTGATTGTCCTTGTGGTCTGCGTAGATGGCTGACCAATACAATAGCTATACCAGTTGCTTCACTCAAACTTCTAAGCTTAGTCATTATTATATCTATTGCTTTGCGTTCATTATCTAGTTCAAGACCAGACAAGACTATGCTTATGTGATCTAGTATGACTACCTTCACTCCATCAACAGTAGCTAAATATCTTATCTGTTCTAGTAATACATCAGGCTCAAGACTACCGAAATGGTTGTATAAAAAAAGATTGCGTGTTGATGTGAGGTTATCAAACGCAATCCGCAGATCATCTTTATTTATGCCATCTTCATTTAAGTGCAAAGGAATGTTCAAGTCAATACCTACAAGACCTTGAAGAGTTCTTTGTACTGATTCTTCTAACCCAATGTAACCGACCTTGAGGTTTCTTTTAAGGAAGTGGTGGCATAGCTCCCTGCATATCGTGGACTTACCTGCACCACTAGCACTAGCAACTGTAAATATCTGACTAGGAAATAAACCTCTTGTGTATTCGTTTAGTTTTGGAAATGGAAAGTCTGATACAGGCTTACTTGTTTCTTTGGTAAACAAATCCCAAGCGTCTGCTGCATTGATAAGAGAGTCAGGTCTTACTGGTCTAGCTTTCCATAGTCTGTCTTTGACTAGCTCACTTTCTCCTAATACAAGATGATCGTTTATATCATTACGATCTAGTCTTGCTATAGCTGCCTTACCTCTTGGCAATACCTCCATACATTTCTCTGCTGCTTTGTTACCTGCTTCATCATTGTCAAAGCAAATAACGATACGACAAAAACTATCAAGCCATTTGTAGTTAGCTGCTAGATACTTGGCTGCTGATTGTACTCCTGATGGTATAGATACACAGGGAAACTTATTACCCTGTATCTGACTAGCACTCATGCAATCTATTTCTCCTTCACATACAGTTAAGAAGACAGAACCATTACCTCCATGCTGTCTCCATAGGTGCTGACCCCATAGCTGTACCTTTGACATATCTCCTATCCATATAAACTTCTTATCTTGAAAGCGTATATGTTGTGCAACATCATTACCTTTCTGATCTTTATATGTAGCTACCTGTACTGGTTGTCTTCTGTACTCTGACATACCATAACCAAATAGTTCTGAAGTCTCCTTAGTGATTCCACGTTTAGGTAAAGCAATCGGTGTTACTTTAAGTAACTGTGGGTTTGGTTTGTATATAGGAATGATCTTACTGGTCACTTGCTTTTCTTTTTTGTTTGGGTAGTAGGTGTAGCCACAGTCCATAGTGAAGCAATGGTGGTGTCCATCATCAAAGACTGCACAGTTTTTTTTACCGCACTCAGGGCAAACTATTTTGTTTTTGTATTGGCTCTTCATACCAATCATCAGGAATAAATTTGTCGCAGTATTGGAACCCATGTCTCTCACACCACTTGGCATAAGAGATAGAGTTCTTGGCTTTGGATAGTTTGGTTCTGCTATTTTGAAAACAGAACCTTATATCTAAGTCGGGTCTTTTCTCCTTAATTGCAAGATGCTTGCGTCTATCTTCTTTTGAGAAGTAGCCCTTTGTTTCCACAATAAAATTGTTGAGGATAAAGTCAGGCCGATAGGTGCAAGTAATTTCATAGTCAATGCTGAGAGTTTCATAGGTAAAGATAATTTTCTTTTTGGTTAAGTTGTCAGCAAATTGACTTTCAAATTTACTCTTGTATTTAGAAGTCGGCTGCTGTTGACGCAGTACTTTTCTCTTCATAACTACTCGGTGCTTCTGCTTGAAAGTCTGGGCTACCTGTCCATTCAACGTGCTTTCTTACTATGACTTGCAAAGGTTGGCATCTGATACCGACACCATTAGCACCTGCGTCATAGCCACTACACTTCATAGACATCTGCCCTTCTGTCATAGGGCTAATCTTTTCATACTGTTCTTTCTCTTCGTCTGTCATTAGACGCAGTGGGTCTTCGTTAGCCCAGAAAGTAACAGGTGGATTAGTCCATACCTCACCATTTTGTTTTACCCCACCTGCCTTCTTACTTGTTTTGATGACTAGGTATTCATCTTCTAAGTAATAAGGAAGTGCAGGTTCGCCAAACTTATTTTTTGTAAGGGTAAATTTTCTATCTGGATAGTGTTCTTTCAATGAAACTTTCCATCTTTCTAGTAATTCTTCTAGCTGTGAGTAGATATGTTCTACCGCATCAACCTCTCTACCCATTTCATCTTTCATCATTATGCCTTTTTTGATAAGACATTCTGCTTTATATTTCTTGATACCCTTGTACTCGTCAGGGGTTACAAGATATGAATACCTAAAGTTTGTAGGATTTGGTGTGACTATCTTAATAGTCTCTGGCTTGAGATCTTCCATGTTTGTTCTCTTGGTTTGGTTTCCGTTTTATTGCGTCTATAAAAGACGTTCCCTAACTATACCTTGATCTCTTGCTATGTAAATATATATGGTGCTGTCAACACATCTGTAATGTTATAGTCTCCCATATCTAGTGCTGCTGGTAACTTACTTGTATCGCTTAGTTGTTGTGTTGTTTGGTGGTATAGATTATCTAGATTGTTGTCACTATAAATGTTAAAGAAACTTTGCTTTACACATTCGATAAACCTTTGAAGCTCACTTGCAGGGCTTCCATAACAGTCGTGGATAACACAAAAGTTTTTTAGTCCATGCTTGCTTGCTTCAACTAAACTCATGTGACAATGTGCAGCATCAAGACTATGTATATAATTACTAGGAAAACCCTGTGCCTGTCTGCGTTTATCTACCTTAGTAGTATCTGGTTCAGCAAGACTAAGCCTGACACTTGAGTTACTTAGTTTAGTCTTTACTCTTTTAACATCATTCTTGTAGTAGTTCTGCTGTACAAGAAACCCTGATGGTGTATGCCAAGAGATAGGTTTGTTCTCTTTGTTGAAACATAAAGCTGTAGTCTGCAAGTACTTCAATACCTCATAGCTTTCTGGGGTTACATACTTAACTGCCTGTTCAATCATGGTTGCCAGATAAAAATTATTCTTAAAATTTTTTGCGATAAAAACATTTTCATTTACAAAATATTTTTCTATGTAGTTTGCTATGCCGAATGTTGTTGAGTTATATGGAATCATAAGTACAGGTTTCTTTATAAACTTTCTTGTCAACATATCTTTCTGTGCATACCAGATTGGTGCTTGCTCAGACTTGTCATACTTCAGTAGCATCAAGAGAACATCAAGTATTTGTTTATATAAATCCTGTGGTTGTTTAACATTTTGTAGGTTAACTTTGTTAGCTAGATGTTGATTAGATATAAGACCTGCTATGTGTTGATACCCATTGTTCGTGCCATCAAGACAGCAAACATGATGTGATACATAACCATACCCTTCGCATTGAAACTCACACCACTCTTTACACCAAGCTAAGAATTGAAATGGCTCTTTAGCTTTACCCCATATACCAACATTACCTATCGGATCTTTATAAACTTCTTCAGCAAAGTCAGTACCTTCTATGTAAGCCCACTCAAGTCGTTCCTCATAAGTATGTTTATTAAGACCCCAATGATTAGCACCTGCTATGGCTAACCAGTTCAAGTCTTGTTTAGTCTTTATCTCTGCACCTTCATAAAATCTATGCAGTCCTCTAGCTATATCATTACCTTGTGGGTGGAAGTGTGCAGTAAGTGGATACATACGACCAGTAAAATCAAATTGATAAACGTGATAAAATTTTTCTCCAATATATCTTTTTGCTGTATCAATCATGGATAGTATTTGATACCGCTTGACCATATTCTGTGCGTTCATATCATGTATTAAAGAAGCTAAGTATCTCCACTCTTTTCGTGCTTCCTTATTGGTATCTATATCGAGTGGTTTTGTTGGCAGTTCTGCAAGCTCCCTATCTATCAATGAACCAACCTCTATTCGTTCCTCCCAACAGTATTCAAGAGTTTCTAATACAAATTGATTTACACCCCAAGCTGTCTGACTCGCCAGAGTTAACGCTTTCAGACTTGTTGTTAAGTCTTCTCCTCGTAGTGTGTTTAGGTAGTCTTGATTAGAACTCTTGATTGCTTTTGTTTTTAGTCTGTCTGTAAAGTAACCACCACTATCTATTGAAGTCCACTCTCTTGGTACATCAAGACAAGGTAGGTATATAGGAAAAGCAGCAATCCTATTTGATCTACCCTGCCTTATATATTTCATAAACCTATCAGTAAAGACAACATAACTTGTAGTTGCTTTGCCTACCTTCTTGTTTACTAGGTTGACCATATTTATTTTTATCATTATCAACTCGATCAACTTCAGCCCAACCTTAAGTTTATTACCCCTTGTCCAAGTCTGAAACTCATGGCCTTTACTGTTCATGTGATAGACCATAAGGTTTCTTTTGTAGCCTTCGTTCTTGGTATCTCTGGTATGTTTCTTTATGTTCTTAAAATGTTTAGGGTCTAGCTCTTCAAACTTAGTAAACCTAAGTTCGTCTTCTAGCATCTGCCCTATCTTGAGTGCAGTAGATACAGTTGTCTTTAACTGCGAAGCATTATCTAGTAATACTTTGAAAGCAATAAAGGCAACTACATCTACGTCTGGGAACTGAGAAAGAAACAAAGCAGAGACAGCTTTGACTCCTACCTTACCGCTAAGACTTTCATCTATATGTTCTTGTATTGCTTTGCTTAACTTCTGTAGTCCTGACTCTATGATGTTGCGAGCATAATAGTTCTCGGACTCCCTACCCTTCTCTATGTTTTTGTTTTGTTTACTAATCTTGTTATAGGCTGAGATGCTAGAGATACTTTGCTCTAGCTCTAGTTGTTTTTTGCTAGGCTCATTCATTTTGAATGATTCCCTTTTTCAATTAGCCAATCATATTTGTCGATCATTTTCTTACAATTCTGACATTGTAAAGCCGACCAAGATAGATGATATACAGTACCCAATTCATCACACTTAGGGCATTTAATAATTGCACCAGAATATCTTTTGCATCTGGAATAACGTGTCATTGGTACAAATTTATTCATCAGTTCAACACCTCCACATAACTATGTAGTGCTTTGGGTTGTAAGTGTGCATAGATCATGGTGTTCTCTATGTCCTCGTGTCCAAGCCAATCTTTAATTAAAAGAATAGGGCAACCAGCAGCAGCGAGCCTTGATGCACAGGTATGTCGGCATAGGTGTAAAGTATAGAACTTCTTATCGGCATAGCCTAGACTTTCTCTTGCAGCTTGCCAGAATCCATACATTCTTGAGTAGTTAAGACTAAATAATTTATCGAAGTCTTTACAGTTGTCATAGTATTTTTTAATTATTAATCTAACTCTATCTGTCATGGGTACAGCTACAGCTTGATCGTTCTTTCTATCATTAAAGTTGATTTGATTATTGTCAAAGTCAACAAATCTTTTTTCTAAATTTAAAAGTTCATTTACCCTGCAACCTAAATCAATCAAGCAAATAATAATATCTCTTGCTTCTAATCCTTCTTTGATAACTTGTAAGTTTTGTAAAGCAATCTTGCAAAGCTTATCTGGTTTATAATTTTTACCTCGTTCAAACCAAGCTAACAGTTCTTCTTCCATATCCTTAGTTAGATAATGAACCTTACTGTTCTTTGTTGGTCTAGGTTTTGGCATCTTAATCATCTCAATGTATCCGTCTTCCTCCATCTCTTGAAGTACGACTCTCAAGTAGCCCATCTTCTGATTGATTACTGCATTACTATTCTTACGTTCTTGTTTCAGAGTATCCATCATCTTGTTAACCATAGGTCTAGTAATTTTATTTACTGGTAGGTCTCCAAGTGCTTTGATGTTGTGCTTCATTCCTATCAAGAAATTTGTAGCAGATTTAGTTCCGTTCTTTCTTCTTTTATATACAACCTTAGTTGCTTCAGAAAGTGTAGGCATTTTAGTTTTCATGGTGGCTCAAAGGTAAGTTTATTAGTTGTTGGTAAGGTCTTCAATCATTTGTTTGAAGCCTTCCATTCCGTAGTCTTGGGTACGGATTTCATAGGTAGAATATTTATTACCACAAACAAGACAAGTCCGACTCCTCCAAATAAAAGGAATCGAACTGTCTTTGCTGTCTATGTTGTGGCCTCTAGTGGATAGCCTAGTTCTAGTATTGTTTACTTGATTGTCTAGGCTACCGCACTTTGTACACTTCATAAGTCTTGCTCCCAAAATTTAATAAGTTTTTTTAGTTCAGCTATACGCTTGTTTGCGTTGGCTGTCTTCTCAGCTTTTCGTATGCTGATTTGTTTCAGCATGGCCTGAGTTTCTTTGTTGATCTCTTCCATAAAGTTCATACCTCCTCCGTTTTGATTTGGTTAATAGTTTTAATGATTTCTTTTTTGTAGTACTCAATAGTTTCATCTACTAAAAGATTGCCCTCTGAATCAGAGGGCGGAAAGATAGTAAAATTCCTATCGGTAAGTTTTGTAACTCTATGCAGTATGCAATCAAGCTCCCAAAGAGTAGCAGTTTTTGATCTAGTCATCTTCCTGTCTTGATACCTGTTGCCTGTTCAAACTTTGATAAGGCTGTAGGATTCATGCCACCTATATGCCAATAGTGTTGGCCTTTAGGTGTTTCGTCTAGCTTCCAATCGTAAACAGTAAAGTGTTCTGTATCCCATTCAACAGAGACTTTGCCGTCTCCATCTTCTAGTGTTGGCTGGCTGTAAGTTCCTTGTCTTTTATAATCAGGCTCGCCAAGTGCATTGACTAGCTCGTCATAAGTTGTAAGGGCGTAGCCTTGTAAGCATGAAAACATCATGATGTGGTTCTCCTTTTTGGTTGATTTAATTAGCTATGATAAACATAACTAAATACAGTATGATTTAAGACATAAAAAAAGTCAACCCCTAAACCGCCAAAAGGTAAGTTTATTAGGGTTGACTTTGGTGAACTAACGAAAGACTCTTTCTTTATTAAAGTCTGAGTCTTCGTTGTACCATTGTTTGATTCTCTTTTTAGTACAATCTTTTATTTTGTGGCACTCAAGTTTAAATTTATAAATTTCTTGAGCATGAAACAAATTAAATTTTTCTTTGTACCATTTAGACCTTTTAAATTCTTTTCTTATTCTGCGGTTAGCTTCGTAGATATATTGATCTTCGTAGCCATACTGCAAAGGAATTTTTATAAGGGTCTTTGGTTCTCCTCTACTTGCATCTAAATTGAGTGCAATTTCTAAAGCAAAGTAAGAGTTGCCATTAACTGTATCTCTCCATTCAAGACCTGTAACGTGTACTGTCTTAAGTTCTGATAGTTGCATTGTGGTTATAAAAAGTAAGGGTGTAAGGATACCTAGAAGATAAAACAAGTACCTTCTAGGCGATTCTGAGTGGACTTAATAAGTGTTGTTTATGTGACTAGTTCCTTTTTCAGGCTTAGTTCTAAAACAATGGTATTCTGTCTCTTCTGGATAATTAAAAAACTCTTCGCAGTAATGGATTAAGTTTTCTAAATATTGAAGTTCTTGTTTTACTTCTATTAATAAAGATTCTGTTCTGTTGTGAACATTATCTCTAAAAGTTCGAGTTGGTACTTGATGTTGTTTAAAATCAGATTCAATCGCTTCTTGATAATCAGATAGTCGATAAGCTTCCTTTCTTAAACAATAGTGAAACATTGCTATGTCCTTATCACAAAGTTTATCTGTGAAAGTTTTTAAATTTCTTAGTTCCATTGTGGTTCTAAATGTAAGGTTTACAAGTGAAGGTTTTTGAGTCCTTCAGAGAGGGCTAGAAAGCCCTCTAAGAAAGAGTCGGTTTACTGTTCACCAATTACAAGGTCAGCAGCTTTGACGGCATTTGAAAATACTTTCATTAGTTGCTGACTTGGTGACTTACTATCTTTGATGTGCTTAGCCCAACTTGATAAGTAAGCTGCATGGTTTTGAGTATTACAAGTTATTTGCAACCTATTAGAAATTAATACTGCGGCAAATTCTGCGGTCATTTCTTCCTGAGGTCTGTACTTTGAATACTCATTTAACCACTTACGATTTAGTCTATCTTTGTGACCTGTAGCATGAGCAAATTCATGTGCAAGTGTAGAAAGATAAGCCTCATCATTAGTAAATGATTCTCTTTCTGGCATTACTACATGGTCAGTACTGTCCATATAGTAGGCCTGATCTCCATGATGCTTAAGGCCGTTTTTAAGATCCTTAGAGAATACTAAAAGACGATCATGAGCATCTTTGCATCTTTCAGATAATGGTCTTTCTGACTTCTTACAGTCAGCTTTGAATGATTCAATAATTTTATCTAGTTTGCTTTGTGCTTTGTCATCTAATCCGACTAAGTCAGAGATATTAAAAACACTAGCTCCTTTAAAAGTAACTTTCATGATAAATTCTTGATTGCCTTCTTTGTCTAACTTAGGGCTGCCGTCTTCATTCTTAAGGTCAATCTTGATAGGATTAGGCCTTAAGATTTTGGCTGCTTTGCTGCCTTTTTTAGGTATGCAATTCAAGTCTTTTTTAGCTTGTCCATAACCTACCCATAAAGGTAATTCCTGACCCCTCAATGTTTGATACATTTCAAGGATTATAGGATTAGCTCCAGAATAGGCATGACCAGTTAAAAAATTAATATGCCCTTGAGACTTTGAAGAAGTCCATGGTTTAGACCATACATTGTCTAGTTGCTTGTTATCCAATAGCTCCATAAAATCTGCAAGGATTGCATCTTCTATTTTTACTGTTGGTTTCTTTGAAGTGAAAGTCATTTGTGGTTCTTAAGTTGTGCGGTCGGTTGTGCCGCTTAATAATAATATTAATATATATATTACTGTTTTGGTTAGATTGATTTACTGATTCCCTGTAATCCCTTGGTATCACTTAAGAAATTCATCTTAACAATTCTGTAACAATAAGACTATGTACCGATAATAAACAAAAACAAAGAGCCATAAAAAGCAAAATCAAAGCCAAATACCAAGAATACCCCATAAATAATATAAGATATATTATTAAACCCTAGTTATATCAATGGTTTTACTAGATATATACTAAGTTTTTCTGTAATTTTTTATATATTAAGGGGTAAAATTTGCAAAAGACATATACGTAAACCCCTTCAAATTTTTGCTCCTAATTTTTTTGGAGTAGGAACCATGCAGCAGCAGGTCAAGGGTTCTCCCCCCTAGTGCAATCTTAAGTATATTCTTAGTGTAATCTTAGTGAGTAGAGGTGACTCTTTCTCCTATAGTGGTCCCTAATAGAAATCCTTAATAAAACCTTGGTCTGAAACGTTACTATTTCTTATTTGTTGAGGGGTCATACCCATAGCAGTTTGAGATATGGTGTTATTGAAGAGAGAGTTCCAATTATCTGTGTGAATAGAGAGTAGTTCTTCTTTTCTTTTAGAGATATTAAGGTCTTCATTTTGAGCCATATATTCTGTCCAGTAGGCAACTGCACCTGCAAGGGAGTCAACAAGGTCATCATGTACCAGAGAACCTCTATGACGAGATATACGAGATAGTTGATATACAAGTTGGAGCTTTAATCTTCTTTCTGGTGTTTCTTGAGGGTTAGAACGAAAGTCTTTTTCTATCACTTTGCGGTCTATTATCAGGCGGTGAGAGTTCATTACAGGTTCTAATGTGTCGATTATGCGTAGTTCTTTGGTCTTATTGTTTCTAACGTCTTCAACTTGGCAGGGGTGAAACCTCATAAGGAAGGGTTTTAGTAGTTCAGCGAACATACCACCACCGAAGTTTTGTTCAACGAGTATTTGATTTATGTTATTGTCTCTAGCAATCTTACTAATCTTCTCTAGAACGGCATCTGAGTAGCCTCCTGAGAGTCCTAAACACTCTGTAACGTATAAATTACCATTAAGCATCTTAACGCAGCTTATAGCGGTCTGATCCTTACCCTTTCCAGAAGGGTCAACAAACATTACTGACCCTGTATATTCTATGAAGTCACCAAATTCTTGGGCTGGTCGGTAAAATCTATCGCCATTGAAGCCTACACATTGCAGATCAGTGATGACATATTCGGGATTATTAGACCAGATGATCTTTTCTGGTGCAAATTCTTTATTTACAGAAGCGATTACTAGGTCGTTTATCTTTAATGGATATCTATCTTGGTCTGAGAGAGTTGTATCTAGTTGAAACTGTAGATTAAAGCCAGAACGACCATAGGAAGCTTCACGTTCCATCAAATCCTGTGCTGAGAACCTTATAGGGTCTACTGGATCTCTAGG